AAGAATGGCAAGAGCCCCCTGGGGGCGGCGATAGCGCTTTATCTGCTTGTGGCGGATGGCGAGCGTGGTGCAGAGGTCTACAGTGCGGCGACTGACCGGGATCAGGCAAGTATTGTGTTCGGAATTGCCAAGAATATGATTGAGCAGGAACCGGAACTTAGCGCAGTGCTGGATACTCTCGATTCGACCAAGCGGATTATATACAAAGCAAAGAACAGCTACTATCGGGTACTAAGTGCGGAAGCTTACTCAAAGGATGGATATAATATACACGGGTGTATCTTTGACGAGCTTCATGCACAGCCAGATCGCGCGCTTTATGATGTCTTAACCGATGGTGCGGGGGATGCGCGTCGACAACCACTATTCTTTTTTATCACTACCGCCGGATGGGACAAGAAGTCCGTATGTTGGGAAGTGCATGAATATGCGCGGCAAGTGAAAGAGGGAGTTATCGACGATCCCCATTTCTTGCCCGTGTTATATGGATTGCCCGAAGACGAGGACTGGCGGGACGAGAAGAACTGGTATATCGTCAATCCATCGCTTGATAAAACAATCACCCTTGAAAAACTGCAGGCAGCATATAAAGAAGCCGAGTATGTACCGGCAAAGCAAAATACCTTCCGTCGTCTGCGGTTAAATCAATGGACATCCCAAGATGAACGATGGCTTCCGATGGATTTTTGGAATAAATGCGATGCCGCTGTTGATCCTGAATCTTTAAAGCTCAAATCCTGTTGGTGTGGTTTGGATTTGGCGAGCTGTACTGATATAGCAGCCTTTGCAAAAATATTCCTGGGTGAAGACGGATATTATGATGTACTGATGCGCTTCTGGGTTCCTGAAGACAATCTATACGAACGCGCCAAAAGGGACAGGGTGCCTTACGATGTGTGGACACGTGAAGGATACATTAAAGCTACTCCTGGTAATTATATCGACCATAAGACCGTTGAAAAGGACATTCTGGAAGACAACGAAACGTACCACATCCAAGAAATAGCTTTTGACCGATGGGGTATGGAATACATGAGCCAGAACATGATCGCCGAGGGTGTCGAGGCGTTCCCCTTCGGGCAGGGTTACAAATCCTTGAGTCCCCCCACTAAAGAATTATTGAAGTTGGTATTAAGTCAGAAAATCAGGCATGGGGGCAATCCAGTATTACGATGGATGGCGGATAATCTTGTAGTCGAAACCGATGCCGCCGAGAGCGTGAAACCGAACAAGAAGAAATCAACAGAACGAATTGACGGAATCGTGGCACTGATCATGGGTCTCGACAGGGCCATTAAACAGAATAAGGATAGAGCGGAAGTGGAGGTTTGGGCGGTATGAAAATAGGGGAGAGGATCAAGGCGGCGATGCGGATACTTACTAAGCGTAGCGCAACGAGCTGGGACGAGATTTGGTATAATACTTTAAATATAAAGACGAAGGCGGGAGCGGATATTTCTGAAACATCGGCACTCACTATTTCAGGTTTATTCGCGGCACTGAACTTTCTTGCAGGAACATTGGCGAGTCTGCCCCGAGCGATCTATCGACGGCTGCCGGATGAGGGTAGAGAACCCGCGGTCAATCATCCGCTTTACGATAGACTTCGTAATAAACCGAATGAAAGTAAATTGACCGCATGGCAATGGATCTATACCTCGATCATGCATAAATATTTGTGGGGCAACTGGTACACACTTATCAATAAACCAATCTATCAGCAACAGACATTGATTCCGCTCTTGCCCGACAGGACATGGATCGATAGTGATCGCCAGGATCGATATATCACTCGTACTAGTAGCGGACAGCAGACATACATTGCAGGTGAAAATATGCTTCACATCCCGCATATCAGTATGGAGGGGATTACAGGTAAAGGGATTATACATTATGCCCGGGAATCGCTCGGGATTGCTAAGGCACAAGATGAGTTTGCGGCGAACTTTTTCGGGAAGGGAACGAAGGCGGGTGGGTTTGTTGAGATTCCGGGCAAGATGGATGAAGAAATCAAAAAAGGCCTTCAGGCTGATTTTAACGATAAGTATGGGGCGCTTGGCGAGAGCTGGAAGGCTATTTTTCTAACGGGTGGGGCTAAGTTTACTCCGACTGTTATAGATGCAGTCAAGGCACAAGCCCTCGAATCAAGGCAATTTTCGATTGTCGAGGTTGCCCGATGGACGAACCTCCCCCCGCATATCTTGCGAGAATTGAGCCGAGCAACGTTCAGTAATATCGAGCACCAGGGGATTGAGCTCGTTATCTATTCACTTTTACCGATTACGACACAGATTGAATCGGCCATGAATGCCAGCCTGCTTGATGAAGATGAACGCAAAACGTATTTTATCAAGTTTGATCTCAAGGGTCTGCTTCGTGGGGATATTGCGGCCCGGACAGCCTTCTATAATGCGATGCTTGACCGGGGTGTATTCAATGCGGACATGGTGCTCGCCCTTGAGGACATGAACCCGCAACCGAACGGACTCGGGAAGATATATATGCTGCCATTGAATATGATTAACAAAGAGCGGGCCGTTACCGAAGAGTCCCCGACACCCGATGAGGAAATACAAGCAGAACGAATACGGGTCGGGCTTGAAATCAAGCGCGAGTTTGAAATGGAACGACGCGCACGGCAACTCGTGCAGCAGAGGACGGCAGCCTTGCGGCGTAAGATTACGATTGCCTATAAAACGAAGTTTGAGGCTTATGGCAAGAAGGTTATTACCGCCGAAGTCAAAGCGATTCGTAAAGCGATAAAGGAAATGCTCGGCGAGAAGGGCGCAACGGAGTTACAGGTTTGGATGGATCGGTTTTATCCTACCTTTTCTGAACGAGTTGACATAGCGTCGGCACCCCTCCTGACATCATATGCCGATGCTATTCAGCCTGTCGCCCTGCAGGAGATCGGGAGCGAGGTCGATGTCAGTGTACAATATAATCGATTCACGGCTGACTATCGAGAATCATTTGTCAAGAGGCACGTTGACGGATCGAAAGGACAGCTCCGAAAGGTTATCAAGGAAGCCGAAGAGCAACATCTTGACGTAGCCGAGGCCCTTGACACGCGCCTGGACGAATGGGCAGAGAAACGACCGGGAAAGATAGCCAACCGAGAATCAATGCGGGCCGAGAATGCTTTTACACGATCGGTATTCGCACTTGCGGGAATCACGCAATTAATATCAATGTCCAGTGGTAAACCGTGCCCCTATTGTGACGAGCTTAATGGTAAGGTTGTCGGTATCGAGAAGCCGTTCCTCGGCGTGGGTGATTTTCAACCAGAAGGGGCCGATGGGCCTCTTAATATATCGAGCAATCATTTTCATCCTCCATATCACGACGGGTGCGAGTGTGGCATCATGGCCGTGACAAGTTAAATCAATTTAGGAGATAAACAATGGAACCGGAAAGACGGTATTTCCCGATTACTGAAATCAGAGCACTCGAAGAGGATAGCAAGCTTATTATCGAAGGTTATCCGATTGTATATGAGCAGTATGCCGATATCTGGGACTCTAAAGAGATCATTCGAAAGGGCGCTGCTACCAATGCATTGACACGATCGAACGAGCTCGTTTTGTGGGATCACGAGAGCGGACAACCGATGGCGGCTAGAAAGAACGGGACGCTGGAAGCAACCGAGGACGAGAAAGGCGTATTCATCCGGGCCGATGTCTCTAAGTCCGTATGGGGCCGTCAAGGCCATGAGGCTATTAAGAACGGTCTTATTGACGAGATGTCATTTTGTTTCGACGTGAAGCCAGAGGGTGAGAACTGGATATCTGAACTTTTCAATGAAGAAAGATTTGATGTCCGCGAAATCCTTGATTTTAATATGCTATATGATTATTCGCCGGTGAGTTATCCGGCATATGAAGATACAGTCGTACAGGCTCGAAGTAAAGAATTAGCATTACGGAACAAGCCGAAACCGGAGGCGTCCGGCGAGGCAGGCGCGGCGGTGCTGAAAGTTCGCCAGGATGCTAGAGACAACCTTGAGCAGATACGGCAATCAAATAAAGAAAGGATAAACCAATGATTGATATTGGGAAATTAATGAGAGAGAAGGACGAAATCCTGGCGAAGCGCCAAACGCTACTTGACGAGCTTGTCGAAGAGAATCGTGAGTATACCGATACCGAGCTGGCAGAAGTCGAGCAGATGCAGAAACGCGTTGCAGACTATGATCGAAAGATCAAAGAGGCGCAGGAGATCCAGAACGCAAGAGTGGGCAATACTCCCGCCGATGCCCTGGCAGCAGCGCAGGCACCGCAGGGCAATCCTGCCCCCGAGGGCTTCCGTGGATTCGGTGATTTTCTCCAGGCCGTTCGATTCAACCCCGCACATTCTGCATTGGAATACCGCGAGAGGGTGATCGATAGCGAGAAACGAGTGATGTCAATGGGCGTGGGCGCAGCCGGTGGATTCATCGTTCCCGAGCAGTTCAGAGAGACCCTGCTCAAGATCGAACCGCAAGCTGCAATTTTCCGACCCCGGGCACAGGTTATTCCGGCCGGAAGTCCGCCCGACTCAGCGATCACAATGCCCGCACTTGATCAGTCGGGCGTAAAGGGTGTCTATTCCGGCGTGACAGTGAACTGGATTGCAGAGGCCGGGGACAAGCCGGTAACCGAGCCTTCATTGCTCGAAGTCAAGCTTGAGCCCTGCGAGGTCGCGGCCCATGTGGTTGTAACGGACAAACTGCTTCGCAACTCAGCCGCAGCTGGAGCTTTGATTTCTTCATTGCTTCGAAAAGCGATCATTGCCGCTGAAGACGTTGCATTTCTCAGAGGCACGGGTGTTGGACAGCCCGCCGGAGTTATTGGACATGGCTCAACGATTAATATCGCAAGGGCGGGTGCTGGTTTGATTGCTTATGCTGATATCGTGAACATGTT